CCACTGGCGACGATTCTGCACTCACCGTGATCCAGAAACGAAACAGACCTGGTGCGATGCGACCGGCAGAAAGACCGATGCTGAAATAGACCGGTTGAATGTCAAGACCTGGAAGCGGGATGGCGAATATTTCATCCACATGATTAAGACAGACCAGAATCCATACGGAATTGCATGGCGTGTTTTGCGTCCAGACTGGTGCGACCACACATACAACCTCGGCAGAATGTCAAACGGCAATCTGATCCATTGCGGAGTGGAAATGACCGGAGACACTAGACGTCCGGTCGCCTATTATTTCCGCACTACGCCTCGAAACGCATACGCCTATAACGGCAGAGGACAACCGCTGCAGAGAATTCCTGCGACGGAGATTGTTCATGGATTCCGGCAGGAAGATGAAGATCAACCGAGAGGCGTTCCAGAGGGACACGGAGCGATGGTCAAACTGAAGATGATCGAGGAACTCGACACCGCAGAATTAACCGCAGCGCGAGATGAAGCATGCAGCGTCCGCACCTACTATGCACCGAAGGGCGAGGAAGGCGAAATCGCTGATTTGACCACAGACGAAAATTCCGACGCTGCTGGAGCGCTGACGTTGGAGAAGGAACCAGGGCAAAGCGAGATACTCCCAATCGGATGGAAGCAGGAAATCCATACGCCCGAGCATCCCAACAGTGATCATGATCCATTTAAGCGAGGAATGCTGCGTGATGTTGCCTCCGACTATGGCGTCGAATACAGCAACTTTGCGAACGACTGGGCAAGCGTTTCTTTTTCATCGGTACGCGTAGGAACAATCAGCGAGCGCGACAAATGGATCACCGATCAGGATGATTTTATATCGCAATGCAAAACGCCGCAGTTTCTGGCATGGCTGGAATCGTTTCTGAGTTTGCGGATTTCCGGCAACTTCCCGCCTGAAAAATATGAGAAGTTTGCACAGCACGAATTCAGAGGACGTAGATGGATGTGGGTAGACCCGATGAAGGATATGGCCGCAGCCGTAGTCGCCGTCGATCGAGGATGGAAAACCAATACAGACGTCGCCGGCGATCTTGGAAACGATTATCAGGACAACGTCGAAACGATCAAGAAGGAATCAAAGATCACCGAAGGAACCGTAATCGCAAATGCAAACGGACAGACTGACCAGGTTCTGAAGCTGGCCGAATCTGTCAGCCTATTGGAGGATAAAAAAAATGAAACGCCGAAAAAAAACGACTGAGAATAAAGAGCGAAAAGAAGTTGATCTACAGATGCGGACAGCGACGCTTGAAATCCGAGCCGAAGAAGGCAAAGAGACAATCGTCCGAATGAGCGTATCCAGCGAGGTGCCCGTTCTCGTATGGACGATGTTCAACGACACATACCAGCGTGTCTACGAGATACTCGATCACTCTGAAACCAGCATCGATTTGAGCCGAGCAAAGGGCGGACTGGTTATCCTTGATCGGCACTTTGGAGATCAAATTGGCCTCATGGACGTGAAGATCAGCGACCGCAAGCTGGACGGTCCTGTTCGATTTGGAGCAGGCGAACGATCTCAAGAAATTGCAGCGGATGCCAAAGCAGGAATTAGAAGCAATGTATCGGTTGGCTACCAGGTCGATGCTTCTCAATACCGCACCGAAGGCGAAAAAGACGGAATCCCGGTGGTACGGGCTATGTCTTGGACACCTTACGAGGCAAGCTTTGAGCCAGTTCCTGCCGACCCTACGGTTGGAGTGGGACGTTCCGCAAAAGACACGCAGAAAAATAAGGCGGAAAAAAAGCCGTCAAAACCTGAACAGGAGGAAAGAGCAATGACACCGAAAGAGATAGCAGCACTATTCGCCAGAGCAGCCAAGTACGGCATCGAGATCAGTAAGGTCGAACCGCTGATCGAACAAGAAAATGCCCGAGGACTTCTGGATGAGATGATCGTCGAGAAGCAGGCATCAGATGCCGATGCGACTCGCACGGAGATCGAGAATCTGAAGAACCGCAAGCCCGAAGCGCCGGAAAAGACAAAGGTCGTACCTGGTCCCGACGATAACAAGGAGATCAAAAAGGAACTCCGTCGTTATAGCGTGATGAACGTGATCCGGTCTCTTGCAGGGCAGAAGGTCGACATCGGCAGGGAACGCGAAATGTCTGATGAGTTGGCGAGACTGCGCGGTAAAGACGCCAGCGGAATCATCATCCCGCACGCGGCACTTTCACAGCGTGACTTCACCGTCTCCGGCACCAGCAGCGCAACGGTTGAAACAGATCTCAAGGCGGATGAGTTTATCGACCTGCTCCGCACGAAAACGATTCTGGCACCTTTGGGTGTTCGTTTCCTTTCCGGTCTGGTTGGCAATGTAGCCATCCCGAAGATGACGGCCGGCGCAACCGGATACTGGGTCACTGAAGGTGGAGACATTACCGAATCCGAGCCGACGCTTGGTCAGGTAACCGGCACGCCTCACACATGCGGTGTACTGACGGACATCAGCCGACGCATGTTGATCCAGAGCACGCCCGATGCAGAGATGCTCGTCCGTGACGAAATCGTCGAGCGTATCGCACGCACTATCCAGATCGCCGTTTTTGCTGGTTCTGGCGCAGCCGGACAGCCGAGCGCGATCACGAATGCGACAGGGATCAACAACCCGAGCGTGACACAGGGAACCCCGACCTACGCAGAAATGCTTGGTTTTGTTTCCGCGATCATGGCTGACAACGCACAATCCGACGGTCAGAAGTGGGCCGGTACCGCAGAGGTATGGGCGAAGCTGGCTGACACGGATGTTGATTCTGGCAGTGGGCAGAAGGTTCTCGATCCAAAGACCAACAAGATGCTTGGTCGTGATTTCCTGACAAGTGAGGACTTGCCAGCAAACTCCCTCTGGCTTGGGGGATGGGGCAGCGTCGTGGTTGGCGTTTGGGGATCAGGGATCGATCTGACCGTGGACACCGCTACGCTTTCCGCTTCTGGCGGAGTGCGCCTGGTTGGGCTGCAGGACGTCGACGTGATGGTGCGACTGGGTCAGGCATTGGCCTACAACACCGCTGTCACTTCGTAACCAGAGACCGGATAGGTCTAACCTACCGGGACAGGGCAATTCCCTGCTCCGGTAGAATCGAAACTCAAAAGCGAAGGAGACCAGGAAATGAGAAAATTATTGATAGCACTGATGCTGCTGACCTGCATCGCGGGATTTGCAGTAGCGCAGGACGCGAATCTGATGAATTACATCCAGCTGAATTCGGCAGTGACCAGTGTGGCGATCACGAATGCAGCCGTGAGTGTTGCAGCGTACAAGGGAAACGGCGTATTTGCAGCGCAGTTCTCACCGTCTACATTGGCGAGTACCAGCACCGTGACGTTGGTGACGTCCGCTACATCTGGCGGAACCTACGTCCCAGTGACGAATCTGGCAGGAACGGCATGCGTTATCACGCAGACCGGACCCGCGACAAACGGCATTCAGACTGTGCAGATTGATACGGCACGTTTGAATGCATTTGTAAAGACGATTATCGCTCAATCGGGTGATACGAATTCTATTAATTCGTTCCTTGTTGCGCCAATGAAATCGCAGTAACGACGCACCCCGACCCTGCGCCGGCTTCCCCATCGGCTGGCCAGGGTCACCTTTAAGGAGGATGAGATGAAACGCATAGCAGCCATGATCTTGATCTTGTGCGCGATCGGCGCGATCGGCGCAACGACCTTCTCCGGCAATACCCTCGTCAGACCTGCATGGGAGCACAAGAAGGTCAGCGGGACCAGTAGCACGAAAGAAACCCTTTCTCGCATGTTCGACTGGGATCACACCAGTGGCACCAACATCAACCAGATGACAAGCCTTTTCCACGAACAGGTCACCTTGACGAATAGCGCTGCACGCACCAACAATCTCGCATCTGTAGAAAATGCCTTTGGAGACACCATCGTATTTGCTGAGGTTCGAATTTTAACTATCGCCGCAGCCAGTACAAATGCCCATCCTCTGACAATCGGAGCAGCATCTGCAAACGCATTCTCAACTTGGGCAGGCTCCGCCACAGATACCGTTACTGTTCGACCAGGCGGATTTTTTATGCTTGTAGCGCCCGATTTGACCGGATACGCAGTGAGCACGAATGGCAACCTTAAGATTTTGAATACCGGAACAAACGCAGTATCATATGAGATTTATGTCGGAGGATCGCAGTGAGCGTAACCAAGGCACTCGTTGAGCAGAGCTTCAGAGATATGCGTACCGCATTCGCCGGCGCAAACGTTCTGCTCCGGTACCAGGGGAATACCTACACAGGAATCAAGGCATCGATTGAGACATCCGAGGAACCAGGAGCGATCGCAGGACTAGAAGGTGCGGACGGAGCCGTTCGTCTTTTGGTTTCGGAGATGAAGAAAGTGGTTCTGGAAGCCGGCAATGTGGTCGAGATTAAAGAACCACCAGACGATGCCTTTACTGAACGCAGGATTGCTACGCCGAGATACGACCAGACCGGAGCAACCGTGAGAATAGACTACGGAGCCAGAAACTAATGGAAGTAATGCCACAGATTGAGCCTCAGAGTCTCGCGGATTTGACCGCGATGGTTGACAGGGCAATAAAAGAAACCGGACGAAGTGCAGATGATGCGGTTTCTTATGCTGCGCTATTTGTGGCGAAAGCAGGCAAGAGAGATGCGAAGAAAGGCAAGAAGAACCGGGAGAGCATATCAAATCCACTATGGGAGCAGACAAAATGGGCGCTGCGGAACAAGAAGCGTGGTCGCACACTTTCCAATCAGGATGAAGCTCTGACACAGAACACGATGAACACATCGCCGTTCCTTATTGTGCGTCACAGGCAAAACGACCAGAAGCCGCAATTGATACCGTCCTACGTCAAAAAGGATCCTCGGAGAGCAATTGTGCGCCAGGGACTATCAAAACAAATATGGGGAATCATGGTAGGAAAAGCCGGCGCTTTGAAATCAGGACAAAGCACCTCCAACGGCAAAAGCTACCGAATAACGAAGTATGAAGAAAAACTAGGTGATTCAGCAGGATCGACCGTGGTTCGTCTGGTGAATAAGTTGACGTACCAAGAAGATGCCTACCCAGGCATTACAAATCGAGCCGTTCGAGAGGGAACGCTGGCGCTCGGAAGGAAACTCGATAATCGGCTAAATGAGATGGCGCGAAGGGCAAACAGATAATGGCTAACACAATCAAAACGATTGAGATGGCGACGCTGCTCTACACAGCAATCCGAGCCGTTGTGCCGGATACCGTAAACGTTTACGCTCGAGGCGTGCCGAGTAACGCGGAAGGCGTGCCGGATGAAAACGCAGCCAAAGTTGAGCGCAAGACGCCGTTGGTTGATATCATCATGCGCGGCAGGCATCCAGAGAGATATGAAAGCGTTCTGCACGGATACGCAGGATTAATCCGAGTAGCGACACAACTAAACGAAGATCAATTCCAGAAAGAACTTTATACGATAGCGGATCCGGTGGAGACCTACCTGCTGACGCCTCCGACTTTAGTGCTTACGCTTTGCCATTTTGACGCCTTCGTCGTCGACCTGATCCCACCAGACATTGACTACGAGGGAAGCGTTCAATATTTGGAATGGCAATTCACAATAAAAACGAGGAAAAACCCATGAAAAAGCTAGAAACACTCGGGATCAAATGCGGACATACCATGACTGCAGGAAAGATTGAAGCGGCACGCAAAGAGGATTTACCAGAGTCGGTGCTTGCGGAATTGTGTCCGGGATTGACTTTGAACAGGGCTGCGATGGTACGCATCGCAGCGGAGATCGAAAAAGCAGGTAAAACAAAACCCAAGAAAGCAGGTAAAAAATGACAGCGCCAGTATTTGGAGCCGCAGACAAACTCGCACTCGGAGAAAACTGGGAAGCCCAAGGCGGAAGCCCGAACAACGCACCGACACATGCTGAAGCAACCGGTCCCGATGGCGACGTGGTCGCGGAGGTTGGACATCGCAATAAAGAGACCGGCACGATCGGATATAAATACGTCGGAGCCGAGACTGACTTTGTGGCCGCACTTTTGGCAGCTGGTGCCTTACCAGGACAGCTGGTGGATAGCGACACGCTGCTGATTACGCAGGTAGCGATCGATTACGCACCATGCGCTGCAGGAGAGCGACCACTGGTCACCTTTACATATCAGGATGGACCAACAGCAGCACCAGCAACACCGTTCTGGTACACCACGGACCTTACGCTGCCGACTTATGTCGCAGCAAATGTGATTGTTCCGAGTTTCTTAACTCCGGTGGCTGGTGACGCAGAAATCCAGACCTCAAGCTGGCAGCTTGCATGCCAATTCGGTGAGGACTTGGATGCGGACGGCGAATACCTCGCAGGGCAGAGCCACAAGGGGCAGGAAACCGTCAATATGCAGTTTGTCGGCACGCCTACCAGCTTCACGTCGA